GAAGAACTTGATGGTTCGCCAGTCAGGAACGGCTCGATTAGCCGCCCGAGCCTCACGACGGTTTCGAGCATCCGCTTTACGAACCTTAGAACGGACGCGCTTGAGAAACGCCGAGAGATCGTCTTTGACGAGTTGAGGCGGGGCGTCTTCATAGGTGAGGGTGACGAAGGTGGCGGCCGTGTGCAGCGTGAGCTCGAGACGACATCGGATAGTCCAGGACAGCGCCCTGCGGGAGCGGCAGCCTACGCAGCCGCCGCACGGAACCTGCACCTCTGGCGTGGCGCAGGTGAGGGGGAACGGTTCCCGGAAAGTGATACCGCCTGAGAGGAGCGCCCACGCTTTGCGAGGGCGATAGCAGGGCATGGTTAGAGGCGGATTCCGCCTCGGAGGGGCTGCATCTTGTTCATGCGATGAGTCTTTCCGGCACGGCGGTTGAAGTCACCGCGTGATCCAGCGGAAGCACGGGACCGTTTCATGGGAGAGTAGGGAAGAAGGTGGGGTGTCATTGAGCACAGTATTAACGAGATAGTATACTGTGCTCAATCGCCCTCCGCAACAAGCGGAGGGCTAGGGGGGCCACCGGACCCCTAAACGGGCAGTCCGATGGCCTTAGCGGGCCGATTAGGCCCCGCCTGGCGCGCTCTCGCTTGCCGCCGCCGACTTCGTGCCGGAGGGAACCTCCGGCACGGAGTCGGCGGGAACAAGAGTGATCCGCCCGTCCTGCAGGCCGTCGAGGAACGCGGAAAGGGTCGGAAACTCGCGCTCCATGCCCTTAGGCGGAGTGTAGGTCCGCTCGAGATCGGAGCGTTGACGCAGCGCAAGTGTCCGATCCCCAAGGAGATCGAAATCCTGTTCGCCGTACCCGGCAGAGGCTTGACCAGAGAAGAGGCCCTGTACGCCGTGCCGGCGCAGGAGCCAGTTGATGTCAGCCTCCTCTTTAGCGTCCTGGCGGGCGCACTTCTCAGGCTCCGGGTTGCCGGTGCCGTTTTCACGGGAGTTGAGATCGAGATCGAGTGTCGCCTGAGAGCGATGTGCAGCGGGCTTCATGGAGGCCTCTTGAAGATTGGAGTGGTTTCGATGACTTCATCGAACGGATTGCCCTTGCCGTCCACACCGTACTTAACGGTGCGGTTACCGACGGGCGCGCGCTTCATGCCGCGCGACAGCCCGCCGAGGATGGAGCCGAGAGCGGGAACGGACGATGTGAGCAGCCCGAGTGCGGGAGCCCACGTGCCCATGTTGCGTTGCAGGCGCGCTTCGTTGCGGATCCCGACGTTTTCGTCCTCGAGCCGCTGGTTGAGCGCTTCGATGGAGCGCAGTTCCTGCGGCTGCATGACACCACGGAACCGGGCGTCACGAGCACGGCCCGTGTTCTCCTCGAAGAGCGCTTCGGTCAGGGACGGCTGGATGTCGGCCGCAACTTGCGCCTCCGTTTTCGCCCGCTTCGCATTCCACTTTGCCGCATCGGCTTCGTTGCGGATCTTCTCGCCGGTCAGTTCCATGACGGCGAGTTCCGTGTTGGTGCGTCGCGCGGATTCCGCCGACGACAGCCCGGCCGAGATGGGATCGCCCATGGTGGCGGACGCACCACCTGGCGAACTGGCCGGATTGCCCAGGGCGAGCAGGGGATTGACCCCTGCTGCCTGAGCGTCCGCCATCCCGCGTTGGATGGCGGTTCCTGACATGCGCTCTTGGAAGCGCATTTGCTCGCGCGCCATTTTCGCATTGGCGCGATTCGTGGCGGCCTGACCGCCCACGCCGAGTAGGCCGGAGGCCACGGACCCGATGGCACCCCACGGGAGCGTCATTACAGACGCCCGAGCGTGACGGGAACGCCGTACATCGGTACGGTGGTGACCTTTTCCCGACGGAAAAGGATGTCGCCGATGAGCTGCTGGTTGACGGCCCCCGCGCCGAGCGAAAGCGCGCGCGTGACCGGCGCCGCGGAGACGTTCATGAACGCCGCGTTAAGCGTCGGCGCCGCGGTGAAGCGTTGCGCCAGATGCCAGGCGTCCAGCGGTGCGGCCGTGGTGGATCGGAACTGGCCGACAGCCTCGGACGTGCGCACACGATATTCGTGCCAGCGCTCTTGGTACCCGAAGACGATCTGGTCGTCGTTATCGACGCCAGTGCAGTAGATCTCCTGTTGCAGGACCGCCTGTTCCCCGAGCCCGCCCAGGGCCGGGAAGAAGTGATCGACCCGCGTGAGCCGGGTCCACATGCGGTGAAGCCCCTGCTGATACGTCAGCTCCGGACGAACCGACAACAGGGCGAGAATGAACCCGTGCTCGGTGGCCGCGTAGGTCGCGGAATGCTGGCCCGTGGCCGTGCCAGCCGCACCGAGGGTGCCGACGGGCAACGCGCCCGGCGTGGTCTGTGCGACCGGCGTGACGTTCAGGTCCGTGGAGCCGCCGCCGATGTACTCCGGCCGCTGCTGCCGCGCGTCGGGCGATTCGACATCGAACTGGCCTTTGACCATCTCGATGTACCGCGTTCCGGAGCGGGCGTCCCGCTCGAGGAGCTCTTGGATCAGAAACGCCTGGCGAAGGTTGTTGATGGAGACACCCGGAGCCGCCGCAAGGTTCGCGAAGACCTGCGGCTGAGACCCTGCAGCTTGGGTTCCACGGACGACCAGGAAGTCCGAGGCGACGGACGAGTCACGCCACGCGGAGTAGGCGACGACACCGCCGCCCGTCTCAGTGACGTTCTTGGTACCCGTGGTGTTGTTCGTGTTGGGGAAGCCGATGCCGATGACCGGCGCGGTTCCCGTGAACGCCACGTTGGGCGCGGTGAACTTGTTCGGCCACGGCAGGCACGACGTGAAGTAGTCGTGCTGCTTGTTGCGCGGCGCGAAGCCGTAATTCGTGTACGGGTCGGGACCGTCGCCGCTGGCGGGCGTGTAGTTCACCTGGAGATTTTGGTCCCGGAACCACTCTTGGTAGATCAGGCCGTAGGCCCGGAACGGCAGGGCGTTCACGGTGATGGTTTGGCCGGCGGTGATCTGGCCGGCCACCGGCAGGCCCATGTGGTCGAAGATGCTGTTGGCGGCGAAGCCGCCCGCAGGCGACACGACCTGCGGGATCGTGTAGGCGATGGAGTCGCCCGCGCCTGCCTGTTCGCCCATGAACTTCTTCCAGTTCGTCCAGAGAAGACGATTCGGCACGAAGAACCAGTGGGTGTCGATGCGCATGCCGTCCATGAGCGGATAGAGCGGCGTGGAGAGCCGCGCGAGGATGGTGGCTTCGTACTTGAACGCGTCCCCCGGAAGCACTTCTTCGATCATGATCGGGTAGATGATCCCGACGTCGAAGGTGGTCTTCCGGGTCCACGTGTTGTTGAACTTCGAGCGCGGGATCCGACTGTTCGGGAGCAGCGCGGCTTCGAACTGATTGACGAACTGCCGCGCGGGCAGGTTGAGGCTCACTTGGGCTCCTTTTGCGCGTTCAAGGTTGACAGCACAGCTGTTGCGGAGACGATGATCGACGACGCCGCCTGCAGCGAGACGCGATCGCCGAAGTACTTGAGTTCACCGAGACTGATGAGCTCGTAATCCTCCGGATGCCCGGCAAGCCGGGAGTTGGGTTCCTGGAGGATGTCCGAGAAGAAGCGAACGGCTGCCGCGTCGTTCGCGAGGAGATGAAGCCCGCCGATAACCTGCTGTGCCAGCTTGTCGAAGACGGCATAGACGTTAGTCATAAGGATCGGGTTTGGTGTGAGTGAGTGAGTTTGGAGTGCGCGATGATTTCGCCTGATGCGAGCCTCTGTTTTGAGTCTAGAGGTAATGACTTTTTGCGGTCGTGGAGCGCTAGGTCATGTTTGAGTAGTTGAAGGGTGGAGGCGTTCGCGAGGAAGGCGTTGTGAAGGTATCGCGGAGCAGGAAGCTCTTTGCCGTCGACGACGGCGTGATCCTGATAGTCTTGCCAGTACTTCTTGAAGTGAGCGGCGATGGCCGGTCGGCGGGACATGAGGAGAAAGGGCGGCTGCCCTTTGATGATTTCGCCCGTCTCGGTGTCCACGAGATCGGGATACAGCGAAGCGTGTTCGAGTTTCTTTGTGACGTACCCGGCGCAGTAGGCAACGCGCGCGGGCGTCACTTCGGTAGAGGTGTGGAATCCTTTCGTCCAGGAGCGCGCGATTTCCGGCGCTCCGGGTGGTAGCCCGAAGAGGATGAGGTGGTAGTGTGGTCGGTGGAACTTGTCTCCGTACTCTCCGCACCCGAAGAACTTGATGGTTCGCCAGTCAGGAACGGCTCGATTAGCCGCCCGAGCCTCACGACGGTTTCGAGCATCCGCTTTACGAACCTTAGAACGGACGCGCTTGAGAAACGCCGAGAGATCG